CGGAATCCATAGTAAGGCGCCGTTCCCTGCGCGCCTGTAACCTCGTTTATCGTTTGCGAAGTAGTGGCCACCCAAGATCCGACCCACGTATCATTCTCAGTCGGTGCAGTGCTGCTATTCCCGACATGGTAGTGAGTCATAACATCGGCTTGTGTAGCAATCGCGTTTAAGCCGCCATTGGTAATTAGGTTCCTGAACCAGCCAGTGTCATGCACTATGCGACGATCTGCGGCCTTAAATACCCGCAGCCTAATCCAGCCTTGCAATGCCACTTGGCTACCGATGCCATTCATGTTGATGTGCCACCTGTCACTTGGGCCGACCAGTCCATACTTTCGGGCGGATTTTCGTGGCTAACCAAAGACAGTTCCAATGTACCGTCCAAGGCCGATGCAGAGAACCGCGCCCCGTCCATTTGTGTTCCTGTAGATAGCAGAACATCGTCCAATTCGCCATTCATGGCCGATGCAGAGAACCGCGCCCCATCCACTACTTCCGTAGACAGCAGAACATCGTCCAATTCGCTGTTCAAGGCCGATGCAGAGAACCGCGCCCCATCCACCGGTACAGACTGCCAGGACCCGCCAGTTACCTGACTGCTCCATGTAACTTGTTCAGTAACCTCAACCGGGTAAATAGTGCTGGTAATCAGAAAACTACCAAACGCCAGCAATGGAATGGACAGTAATCTAAATGCCAACCAGTACTGTCCCGCGCCCGGGTAATACGTTGCAACCGGCTCCACGTCCGGCACAACCTCTGCTTGGATTAGTGTGTCGATAGGGACACCAGCGTCCCCAGATGCCAAGTTATTAGTGCCTTCTGCGATTGCCACAGTACGAACGCCTAACGCTGCCAGGAAGAACAAGTCGTCAGAGACAGCTTGCACTGCTTGTTGGTGTACGCTGCCTATCCCTTCCATGGCATCCAGCAGTGCCATGGCAGAAGGGTCAGGATCAACCTGCCACATCTGGAAGGTCGAAGGGCTCCATACCACTAGATTCCCCCTGTACACACCCATTGCCGACACACCGGTTTGTGACTTCTGCTGCAAACCTGTCGGTATGAAACCAGCGTCTTCTTGAGTAGTCCAGTCGCGTGCGTTAAGAGTTGCACAAAACCGCACAATGTCGTCGTCACCAGCAAACACCTTACTGGCAGCTATGGCTACAACCTTTGTTCTAGGGTTATGTTCATCCGTAATGCGCAGCGGAACAGTTTCCCAAGCAATGTTGTTGTCACTAATAAAAGCGCCAGCTTCCAGCGGCCATACCGGCTCCGCCCCGCCGCTGGTTAACACGCTGGATGCCTCCCAAGTGACGCTGCCTGAAGTCACCGCTTCCCAAGTGACGGCATTATCAACGACTGTCAGACCGGCTGTGATAGGCCATGCAGGTTCGATTAAGCCACTCAGTCCTGCGGCCGCTTGTATTGCCTTAAAAGCCAAGCCACCAGATGCTGATCCGGTAACATAGTTCCAAGATAAATTGTCAACATACAGTGGCGACCAATTATTATTGGCAGTAGCACCAATGGCTACTTGAGTTGCCAATGGGGGGGCTATGCCAGTAACAGCAGACTGTTTGTATACTCCGGACGCGCCGTCACTTACGACATTCCCAGTGGAAGTGGAAATAAGTGCGGACGTTGCATCGTACCATTGCAGTATTACGGCGCCATTAGCTTGTCCAGCAGCAGAAGCTCCGTGCTGAATCATACATTGCGCTGTGATGGACTTGCCCGGAGTTACGGGATGCTTCGTGCTGCTTACGATGTTAGCCACACCCGGGCCAACGTATTTGGCTGCAAACGACCCGCCAAATGGTTGTTCCATTCCAATAGACCAACCTACTCCCTTGGCCCAGTCTACATCGCCTAACTCAAAGTCAGCATTAGGTATTGCAGTGCTTGTAGACGCAGCAGACGATACCGGCGAGACCAGCGACCCTGGCAGATATAATGTTCCTGGCTGCCATGCCGCAACAGCCATTATGGCGGGCTAAATCCGGTACTGCCGCCAGATGGACCGTTAGAGGAAGAAAAGAATCCTCCGGCAGGGTTGTTATAACGCTGCGGCACCGTTCCAAGATCGGGATTGGGGTCTACTACTGTGGATGTAGGTGTTGGCGAACCAGAACCATCGGAAAACTCAGTAACTTGAGCACCGTTTTCCGTCGGCCATTCTGGTTCAAACGGACCTGAAGATGGATTTCCACCAGATGTCGCAACCGCAGTATATTTGTATCCATTGTAGACCGTCGGCTCGATAACATCGCCTATTGTCCTGCTAACGTTTGGTGCCCAGGCTTCATTAGCTGATCCCGATCTGGTTGCTTGATAGGCGAATCCATTTTCCACTGTCGGAAATACTCTATCACCGATAAGATAGTCCGTGCCGGCGCTCCACGCATCTAACTCCTCCAACCAATAGTGCCAAACGCTACCGTCTAGAAATTCTGCTGCAACATACGGGAATCCCATAAACGGAGCCTGAAAATGTATCTGCAAAAGCGGTATTGTCGGGTCAGTGGGGTGCCGTAAAACTGATACCACGTATTTATCTGGATTGCTCGTTACATCAGGTTCATGCTTGAAGACGTGCAATTTGCCCTTGTGCGCCATTAGGCCCTTAGTATTAGGTGGTAACGTGATGTCTGTCAGCGTTCCCGGGCGCGGTTTAATGGTGCCCGCCAGCGTAATAAACCCGTTCAATAGGTCGTACAGGCTTTCAGGTGACGCCCCGCCTTTATTGCGCAGCCGGGTCATACCGGCATTAGCTGTTGATAACGGCTGTATACGCACATTTACCCCCTAGGAAACGTAGCCGTCGGAAACGGTAACGCAATGCCATCGTCACGTGTTCCACCCGGGATAAATCTCTGTCCCGCGAACCTTCCTGCATTCAGTCTACCGATCCATATATCCAGATCATTCTTGTATATCGCAGCATCGCGCTGATTGAAATGCGCCTTGCCCCAAATCAACGCTTGTAACAGGATCAATTCATGGTCTATGGTGGTCACATCAGTATCAGAAGAGAACGGCAACAGCCCTCGGTGTCCTTTGATCCACGCCGTATACGTTTTATCTGGCGTCGGAAAAATCTCAAAGAACTCACGAAATTCAAAGCGAGTCGGGATGGTCGGTGTAGTATTGCCAAACGACGCTGGGTTTATGCCGCTGCGTAACTGCAACCAACGATCATCGTCTTGTAACCAAACCTGCGACGCATAGCGAAAATCCAGTTCTGAACTAGCATCATACGGCACATCGTAAATGCGATCAGGCGGAATGATCGGAATAGACCACCAACGCTCCGTGCGTAGCATCTTATAGCGGTGGTATAACTGCCGTTGAGCCAAAATTATCCACTGTGTAGCCATTCCTACAATTTTCGGCGGCCTACGGACAGTACGGTCTGTCAAATACTTGGAAAATTGTTCAAAATAGGCTTTAGCATCAGTCTGCTGATAATGCGATTTAGCCAGACCTAGCGCTAACAGGAAGACTGGTTGATAGTCTATCTGCGTAGCATCAGTATCGGCTACCATGAGGGGTGGGAACGCTATTCCACCTTTGTCAAACTCAACGGTACGGAATACCGTCTGCTGCGCTTCGTTGATGAAACTGTCAACGAGTTGATCGAGCCCCGGGGGGTTTGCACCAAAAATGTAGTGAAAGTTGCACCGGCGAATAATTGTTTCGCGTAACTGCAGTAACGTTCTGGTTTGCGAATCCGCGCCCGTAAGTGGGTCCGGAAAACCTAGCATCGTCAATAGATCGTCGCGCAACGCAGCCAGCGTCTTGGACGGATAGACATACTGCGGGCCTTGTAAAACCGGGGGTCCGTTCAATCCGCCTGGCATGATAACCTTACTCCTAAATCTGGGGCCATCGCTGGCCCCGCCACGCTATTTTTAGATCATCAGGAAAGCGGGTCTTCTGGATCTTCCGTTTCATCAGGATCGGATTGCGGAATACTTTCGGTTTTCCCTTTCAAGTCGATTTTTGACCTGTATTTCTTAACCGATTTTTCACCATTTGCTGCTTCCGCAATGGCCTTTTTGAGCAATTCGATGCCTTTTTCACCGCGGTCATAAGCTAAACTCACGTGTGACTGATTACCGTTTTCGTCAGCGCCGTAAGCACCTTGCAAGCGGATGTATTCTTGATCGGCATCCGGCAAAGAGTCTCTATCAACGGTTTCGCTGCTAACTACTCGCGCTAATCCTCCAGGGAACTTAGATTCGAGCACAGGAAGTTCCCATGCCCAAATCTGTTTGCCAATCTTGCTCATGACATCCCTGTCGATAACCACATTGTAAGTGGCAATCTTCATTTCAAAGGCTCCAAAATGACGCTGAGCGTACCAGGTGTAGTGCCGGCCTGCGTAGGAATGGCTACCCGCATCCACGGATAGACCACAACGGTATTTACTTCTTCACCAGATGCAACGACACTGGTAGCAATCGCTGCGTCCCAAGTGACGTTATCCACTGAGCCGTCTACTGCCCATACAGGTGCGGTACCGACTTGTCCATGTGCCACGAAGCGCACTAATGCTTCGCGGCCTGTAAGGAACGGTGTGACATCTGGAATCGCTACTGCTGCTTTATTGCCGGTCGTTGCGGCACCAGACGTCAATAACATCTTTGTCATTACTGCGCTCATCTCATATTCTCCTTACGCACCAGTCACAGTGAGGACGCCCATTGATCCGGGGTGCTTTGTAGTCAACCCACCGCGCCAAGTAAACGCCCAATAATGCGTATAGCGGTCATAAGAACGCTGTGGTTTCCTGCTAACCATATCCTGGCCCTGGGCCGGGCGCAACTTCAGGAAATTAGTGTTAAGGAAGTAACAGCGTGAAGACCATTCCTGCACAGGTGAAAAATCCGCATCCAGATCGTCAAAAATTGGGTCCCAGATGATCGGAATGCCCTTATAATTAATCTCATTGATGGCAATATCCATCGGCCCAGTTTTGCCGCTAATGGTCATTTGACGATTGATTGTAGTGTCTGCGACCGCTTCATAGGTGTCAATGAACAGGCTTCCAGCAAGAATGAAATTCGGTCTGTGCCCGCCGACTTTCGTTGCTGCTCGATACATCTCAGACATTTTCTGCTTCAGTTGCGCTTTGGTAACGTCCAGTTGGACATGGTTGCGGAAATACGCATTGCCTGGAATTGACTGGTCAATGCCGCCAACCATGCCTATCGTTGGGTTAATCTTAACGATACCGTCGAGACCAACAACGGCGTTAGCATCCTGCGTTCCATCAAGGTGCAGATGGTAGTCCAGTTTTTCGTTGAAACCTTGCACCAAGGACTCGGTGTTTTCCTTGATCAGGTTTATAAACTGGTGCTTCTCGCTGGTCGTCGGTGTCGCATCACGATTGTCGGTGACGCTGATATAATTGGCCAGCAATTCTTCTTCTGACAGACCAAAACCATCGTGCGCTGAACCCCAAGGGAATTGGGCTTCAGATACCGTACGCTTGCGGTTGTACGTCACCAGACCATCAGGGCCAAACCACTGGAAGTTGCTATCGTTGTCAAAATGCAATTTCTCATTGATGTACTGCTTGGCGCCAGGGAACGTACTTTTAGTAGCCTGCATTCGCTTCAAGAATGGGCGTTCGGTGTTGTACACGTCCTGCGGTTTGCCACGGACGATGTAATCCATCGCGGCAAGACCGGCATAAGATAACTGTTCGCTATTGAAAGCCATGATAACCTCGCTTGTTTAAGAAAACGTTGCTGTTTTGATAAACGCTCGCGAGATGCACGACTTCTCGTTAATTACGGTGCTACAGGACGCGAACCCTGCGTACAGCTTTAAGCGTGACTATATAATGCACCAATCGTGCCACCATGTCAAAGATACTATCCTCGGTATCCTAAAGAAGCTTCCACGGCCTCCATAATACTGCCGGCGACCTTATTAACTCCTCCAGATGAATTAGTACCCGGACGTATCGGCGTTGGTACAGCAGCAATTATAGGCGATGCAACCGGCGGCGTCGGATTGGGCAGTTTGTAGTAGGCTGCTTCAATCAAGGTAGGCCACTTTTCTGGATTCTGCTCAGATCGGAGTACAGTCTCGGTAATTACCTCTAGCAATTTGGTCTTGCCAGCATAGAAAGGGTCATTAGTACGTATGCGATTGCCAATCTCACGCAGACCAATCATGGCCCCATCGCGTTTTTGCTGATAATCAGCCTGCTGGCGCCTATCTTGTTCAACCGCCGAGACAATATTTTTTGCTGACCTGGCCTCCGCTAATTCTAGCGCACGCTGGCGACTGATTGAACCACTGTCCAACTCCTCTTTAAGATCAGGGTGTTGTTCTAACGGGTCAAAGCCTGGCGCTTCCTTGCCGAGTAACTTAGCCATTTCTTGCAAAGTTTCTCTAAGCATGACATAACCAGATTCCAGCCCTTCCTTAGTTCCGCTATTAACGGATCTAGCCCAATCCATCAATAGACTGAATTGCTCTGGATTCGTGCCCGTTGATTTTATTGTGTCCACCCATTGTTGTGAACGCTCGACTTGTTCGGCTAGTTCAGCCTGCACCTTCTCATGCGATCTATGTAGGTCGTCGTATTTGGTCCGCATCACCTCAAAGCGTTCTTTAGTCTCTTTCTTGGTATTATCAGGTAATTTTCCGAACTCGTCAGATGGCCTCGCTTCTTCGGTCTTTTCCGCAGTTATAGGTTCATCAACCTGTTCGCCTTGCGGCGCTTCTGCATCTACCGGCTCGCTATTTTCTACAGTATCTTCTATGGTTTGTTCTTCACCTTCCGGTTTGGCATTATCTGCGGGAACATCAAGCGACTTGTCTACAGCTTCAAGGATGTCCGCATCAACTTCAGAGAACGGTATTTCAGGAGAAATAGCTTCCTCAACTTCGACACTGTTCGCCTGGTTACCTGTAGTATCTGCCTGTGTTGCCATTGCTTCATCATGAGCAACCTCGGGCTGTTCGATCGTGCCTTCCTGGTTCATTGTTACCTCTTCTATATTGGCGATGGTGCTGGAACTGTGGGCGGTTGTTCCTGTTGTTGCGGGCCCGATAATACCCCGGATAATGCTTCTGGAGTGACTTCTTCATCCTGCCCAAAACCCAGTATTTCACGTATTTGTGGACTAAGCGCAAGTGACGGCATTTTTTCTACAGCAGAAGCGGCTTTGTCGATTGCGCTGGCCTGATCCAACTGTATCTCTGCTTCCGATACGCGGTCTGGCTGCTGTGATTCCTGTATTGCTTCCGGCGGAACCACGGGAAGAAACATCTCAAGATCGGCGTGATCGTCTAACCTGTTCAACGTTTCTTCCATCAAAGCAATCATTGGCTTGGCGGCCCATTCCTGTCCTTTTATGCGAGCTTCGCCAACGGCTATAATCAGTTCCTTCAGCATTGGCATTAGAACAGCCCAACTTTCTCTATCACTGGCAGCCCTAGGCTTGCCTGTACTGCCAGACTTAATCTCTATTTGGAATAGATTCAACGCTTGATCCGTAGTCAGGTTAATCCATACAGCGTCAGTGCCTGCGTAACGTTCAGCATCTGCCTGGTCAAAAGTCAAAAGTGACAACTGGACAATGTACTCGCACAATTCCGTCAATGAATCTTCCAAATCATCTAGCCTGGCTCCAGTACGGGCCCCTCGGCCTGCTTCTTGAATGTTTGCTTCTGTGGCGGTCTTCTCGACTTGGACAGATGATTGTAAAGCTTCCTGCGCACCGCTAACTTTCTCCATGTCACGCAATATCGGATCGGTGTTATAAAGTGACTGATCAACCGCGCTGTAGCGCTTTGGAGCAAACATCTGGTTAATGTCTGCCTCCGGCCGAATCGGACTAACACCAATGTATTCCTGGATATGCGAATCGCAAACCTTTTTTACACTCTCTGGATCAATAGCGTTTTCATTAAAAATGGTTCCAGGGCGTGCTCTTTGCCGATGAACTCTAAAATCAGACCGCGTTTCGTTATATTCTTCGGCTAGTTTCTTGAGTTGCCTAGCATCGGATTGTGGATAGCGGTCTCCATCCACGTAGTGGAAGCCTAACTGAAACGCAGGGTAAAACCGTCTGCCCGTGATCGGAGCATATTTCTTTCTAGCCCACCTTTCAGTGCAGCCGTCGATAAGTGTGTAAACCACGCCATCTTCCAGTGACCAAATCTCGAAGAACCGATAAAATCCGTCATCCGATTCTGTCTGTTCGCTATCGACTGCAACAAACTTTTCAGTTGAATCGTTTTCGTCACCGCCACGCGGTCTTTTCCTGAAGCGGTTGGCGGTTTTTAAGCACCGAGTTTCCTCTTCGGTCTGCCACCCGGTTATTGCGAGTGTTTCATCCTCGGTTTTGTATGCAATGAAGCATATCCATGGTGCATCTAAATAGTTTTCAACTTCTCCGCAATCCGGCGCAACAACAACGTCTTCAGGTGGCACATAATCCAATACCAGCCCTTCGGCTACCGTTATTTCTGCTTTGTGTTCCAGCGCGTGAATGTTGGATTCTATTTCAGAAATCAGTATGCTTTCTTTTTCCTGATCCAAAGTCAATCGGGTCTGTTTGGCCCTGATATTGCTTATCTGATCTTGCAGATCATTGATCCGATTTACCATCAATGGCTGTTTTTCAGTAGTCGTCTGCATGATGGCCTTAAGCCAACCAATGCCGACAGTTTGAGCACCGCGTATCCAGCGCTTTGCCCGCCTTTTGAGCTTCGCATCCTTGAGCAATCTGGACGCAATAATCTCTATGGTTTTGGCAAATTCACGATATTGGGTTATGCTCTTACGGTTTACCGAATCAGATGGCCAGACATTAATATCCGGGTTTTTTGCAAACAAAAACGCTCCTAAAACATCAAGAATAGCCGATACAAGATTAGCCGACACAGGGGTATCGAATTCGCCACGCACTATACGTCGATCTTCTGACCATCGGTCACGGTAAAATTTATCGTGCTTTATAGCGCCAGTTACGCGCTCAAACCAGCGTTCAATGTGGTCTTTCTCTGCTTGTAGAGATTTTTGCCGAGATTGTTCAACTTCGGCAGCCGCCGCTTCGGCATTAAGAATTTCCATGATGCCATCATCGCCGATAATTACAGGATCAATTTCCACCGTTCGGTTCCTTATTGTGGCCAACGCCAATATTTTTT